ATAATATCCTTGTCCCAGACCAGCAAACGCTGAGCTTCAACCAGAGTTTTAAGCTGACTGCAGCCAATGCGCTTGACCTTTTTGTCGGTGCGAACTCCGCATTGTACTGTGCGTCCGCCAAATCCTCCGCTGACAACCTGACCCTTGGTACCATCGCGATTGATCCAGAGCATGTTTTCATACTCTAGCTCGTGATACAGGATGTCGGCAATCTGCTGACCATTATCGTTGATTTCAACCAGAATGTGTGCGTTGTTGTAGTTTCGAGCCACGGTGTGAATAATGCTGGGATACAACAACGGTGTTACTCGATTGTCGCGATACTTGGCCACCACCTTGTAGGGGCTGCCAGTAATATCAATGACAACAAATGCTGAATAGTCACCGCCGACACCCCGACTGGTATCCACGACAATGACATAGGCATTGGCTGGAGTCAGAGGTTTGCCATCCTCGTCTACGGTTGCCCGCACTGGCTCTTCCATGACATCTAACTGCCCATTGGTATAGATTGGTTTCTTGGGACTGAATCTACTCAGGGTGTCGGCATTCAACAGTGTATAGCTGGAACCTAGGAAGTTGCACAGAACCTCCTGGGTAAACTTAACATCGCCCAGCACTGCACGCTGTTCATTGGCCCATTTTTCATCGCGACCCGGTATGGCAGTATAGGGTATAAACAGATTGACAAAGTCATTGAGTCCCTGTTCGGCATCATTCCAGAACTTCCAGAAGTGATTGTAGCCCAGAGGTGTCGATGACATCAGCACCTTGGTGGTTTCACCGGCCATGATGGTTGGATAGGTGGCTGTGAAGAACTCTTCGGCTATGTTATTGGGGATAATTGCTGCTTCGTCGATGTACAACCAGTTCACAGATTTACCACGGATACCAGATGCTGCGGTGGCTGCAGTAAATACCTTGCTGCCGTTTTCCAATTCAATGGATCCCTTGTTCCATTCTTTAACACCTTGCTGCAACCACAGTGGCAGATTCTCATACATGCCCTGATATCGACTCATGACTTCTCGAGCCGCTGCTGCCTTGTTGGCCAGTATGGCAACTGTTTTATTGTCCTGGAATAAGGTGTACCAGAGTATGCAGGCTGCACTGGTAATGGTTTTACCCTGCTGGCGACCTTCCATGAGTATAACCTTGCGGTTATTGAGGATGGTCAATACCTTGTTCTTCTGACACTCATAGAGTTTGAAGGGTACCAGACCATGGTCCAGACTCACAATCTTGCAGTAGGATTCGATAAAATATACCGGATCATCGATACACTTGATGATTTCCTCTAGTTGCCATGGCTCATAGTCAATGGCAAACCCGAGTTGCTTTAATCGATTGTTGCCGTTATAGCTGGGTTTGAGTTGACGACTGAACATCTATCACCTTTTCACCTTTGTTGCGCAATGCCTTGATTAAATCGTTGGTGCTGCCAGCAAACACTATGTTGTTCTGTGTGCCAATCTGTTGTTGTTTTACTTCTTCGGGAGTCTGCAGTTCTTTCTTGGTCTTCTGCAGGGCCAGCAGATCCTTGGCAGTCTCTGCCACTGTCTTGATCAACTGTCCAGTAACTTCGAATGCTCGGGGATGATCACTTTGCTTGGCTACATCCATCATGCCATCTAGAGCAGCTTCACCTTTGTCCAGTAATGCCCGCAGAGTAGACCGAGCCTTTTCAAAGTCGTCCTGAATTTCCGCTGGTTCAACAGTGGCTGTCACTGGTACAACGGCCTGGGTGGGTGCTGTACCAAATTTGCTGTCCAGCGCATTGAATGCATGTTTATCTTGTAACATTGAATCCCAGTGTGTCAAAAGCCAGATAGGTCTGTGCTACTGGAGCAACAGTGGCCGCTACTACTGCATTGGTAAGCAGGAAACGCAGAGTCTGTCCAGTGGTTGGGAAAATTGCGGTATTGGCTAGGTTGGTTTCTGTCAACAATTCGCGGTCCGGACTCATGGGCAACATTACCGTGGTGTTGCTGGTCAAACCAGCAACAGTTGCACGACTAACAATCTCCATGGGTGCGCCCTGAATGTTGGTGCTGATACTGCTGTGGTGCATGCCATAGCCATACAAATATAGTGCAGGGTTCTGTGTGGAGAAGGCTGGATTCCAGACAACATTTAACTTGGCAGCAATGCCTGGAATTGGTGGAACAAAGGTTAGGTTACTGCTAAAGAAATTTTCCGCGGTAGTGGTTGCTGCAACGCTGGTATTTACTGGCGTTACCTGTCCGGTAATGATTGTTCGACGGTAATTGCTGTGTGCTGCAGTAGCTGGGTTAATTGCACCCGTAGACGCCAGCCTGCCCCAGCTATAGAAGATGGTGGAGTCGGCTACTTTATTCACTGTAAATGGCAATGGAACCGGAGTACCGGCAGTATCAGTTCTTACGCAGCCAAGTCGGCGCACCACACTCCAGGCACCGGTAACTGCGCCCAGTGCACTGATGGCAGCGTTCACTGTCTTTTGACTGGTTACCATGAAGTCTGGAGCTCCAGTGGCATTGCTGGCAATTAGGTAGATATAATACCAGGTATCCTGTACAATTGATCCGTCAATTACGGCATTGCTTCCACCAACACTCCAGCCAGTGGCCCAGGTTTTTGTCATGGTGCTGGTATTGGCTACCAGAGCCAGGATGCTGGTTGTACTGATGTTGGCAACGTCGGCTGTACCAAAACTATAATGTACTGCCGAGCCGGCGGTAACAGATAAAGCAGCTGCCACTGAATTATAGCTATACAGGAAACCCTGACATAGATGTGGGTAATAACGTGGATCGATTCCTAAATTTCTGGATGCCTCGGTGGCATCGCCTCCGCCTACCAGACCATTGTTGACTGTGATACTAAAAGAGCTGGATGCAAATCGTTCACTGTATAGTTTAACAAAACCTGTATGAGCAATGCTGTTGCTGCTGTCTGAAATATTCTTGGTGGCACCAGTAGAAACGTCCAGCACAGGAGACCCATATAGTCTAATGCCGTTGCTGGATGAAGACAATAACTGGGTATAGGTTGCAGTATCTTCGGCTGAGGCAACAAAAATTTCTAAACCATATAGACCGCGGACTGTCAGTCCTGTTGTATAGACACTGACGCTGGTAACGTTGGTTAGTCCCATGCCAATGTGCCATTCACCGCGCGTGGATGTTGACACACTGGTATTTCTACCCCGGAATGTCCACATTCTGCGTCCATTGATGATGGCGTTGATGCTGTTGGGAGGACCAGTTAAATCATTGTCAACGCCGGCCAGGCCAGCATTGTTGGTCAAATAAAGCAGAGTTTGACCGTCACTGCCCAGAGTGCGCAAACTGGTTGAACTGACACTGATAAATTTTTCTTCTACTGCACTATAACGCAGTGCATTGCCAGTAACCATGCCGGCTTGATTGAGTTGAATAAGTATGGTGTCCGAGGTTGATCCTGCCAGCGCATTGTACATTTCAACAAAGTTGGCATTGATTTTAGCGCCGCCAGCATACAGGCTATCGCCATCGTTGTTGTTGGGTGTTCCTAAATTAATCGATTGATAAGACATTTAGTGATCCTGTTAAATTAGAGCCCATTGTTTTCAACATAATTAAATGTATCCGTGGGCAAAGCATCCACTGGGTCGGTTGTTATATTGTATTTATCAAGTTGTTGATCAAACGCAGGATCATTGAATACATTGGCCACGGCTGAACGAATAATACTCTGTGACTCGGTTGGTCCATAGTAGTATAATTTCAGAGTAAATGTATAGGTCCAGATAATGGTGCGTCTGCTGTCAAGGTCACCTTCGAAATCATCTTGAAATGTTACGCTGTTAAGGATGATGGGCAGGTCGTGCTTTATGCCCAGCTCCGGAATATAGTTTACGGTTACATTGAAATCGGGATTGAACGCTGGTACAATCTGTTCAAAGATCTGCAGTCCGTCATCCTGATTTTTGGTATAACAGTACAGGTTCATGGTAATGTTATAGGGAGTGGGACCGTATACCCGATTGGCCTTGGTCTGACTGGTGACCTGACTAAAAGAATTCACATTGTTGATTTTACGTGCGCCATCATACTCAAAGGAGATAACTTCAAAACTCATGCGCGGCAGAATCACCTGTACTTTTTGGGTGTCAATGTCGGGCAATGCTTGTATACGAGCCAGCATTTTATT